AGCAAGTTTGTCTCGAAACCGATTTGGAGTAAAGCGGTTTCGTGTAACAGTTTGTAAAGATTACTAAGTTTTTACGGGGTTCGAGGGCTACCATAGAGGTAGTTGAAGGTCAAGTTTTTTATAAAAGTGTCTCAAACCATTGGTAGTAAAGGGTTTGCAGCAAAAAGAGAAAAGTTAATTTAGGTTAGTATAAAGAGAGTTAGCTCGCAGGAGGAAAAAAATTATAGACTTTATATTATTATATAGCTCTGAGGTTTATTTTTGAATACTAACCTAAATCAGCGTTTTTATTTTTAACCAAAACCTAGTGGTAGTAAGACCTAGATGAGGTATTTAGAAAAAACTTTACAAAATGGTTAATCTGTGGTTTAAGCGTCCTTACAACCTAAAAGTGATATTTTACTAAGTTGATACAGACTTTCCTAAACCACTTTGGTAAACTACTGACTCGCGGCTAGGGTAGCTCCCGAACGACAGTCTGCTTAACTGTTGCCGCGAATCTTCTTTAAGCGTGTACTTTTAAAAGCGAAAGGTAAAATTATGACTAGATTAGTCTACGGTGTAGGTCTCAATGACGGTAAATACCCTGCTACTTTCCAGAGGCAGAATACTAAAGAGTATCAATTGTGGCTAAGTATGCTTTGTAGGTGCTACTGTCCAAAGACACAGATTAGGCAGCCTAGCTATGTTGGTTGTACTGTCAGCGACAACTTTAAGAACTTTACTTTCTTCCACGAGTGGCTTCAAACTCAGATAGGGTTTGGTTGCCTCAACTACGTCTTGGATAAAGACCTACTGGTTAAAGGTAATAAAATTTACTCGGAGACCACTTGTGTCTTAGTCCCTTACGTCCTCAATAGTCTCTTCATAACTTGCGCTAGAAGTCGGGGTGTTTATCCTGTAGGAGTGAACAAGAGCGGGAAGTTTTTTCGGTCTCGTTTGAATACTTTAGATAAACGTAAAACACTTGGCTTCTTTGGTACACCCCAAGAAGCCTTCCAAGCTTATAAGATAGCTAAAGAGTCCCATATTAAACTGCAAGCTGAGAAGTATAAAAACCTCATAGATACCCGTGTCTATGAAGCTTTAATAAGTTACCAAGTTGAGATTACGGATTAAACTTGACCACTCACTACTTGTTTAATCAACTGCTTGATAGAACCGTTTCTCATGATGTTGTCCTCAATAGAGACTACAACATCATTAACCCCCATTTGCCTTTGTTGGTCAGGTGAAACGACATAAACGTTCACAGGAGGGCTGCCCTGCACGTTTACCTGCGGAGCTGTGGCTTTACCCTCCAACTGCTTCAACGAACCTGTGGTGACGCTGTTTAAGCGGTCTAGGAACGGTTTACCCAGTGCTGAGGTAGCTGTAGGGTTTAAGATATATTCGTTCGGACGAAGCATAGCAGGAACAGTATCGTGGCCGAGGTCTGTTCCAGTAACATACCCACCACCCGCGAACCGTTGCACAGCCCCTTGATAGTTTCCATTTATGAAACCCCCATGACTTGCCATACTTGGAACTAACGGATTCATAGGGGCAACCCCAATATTAGGTTTACCTCCCCCAAACAAGCCACCAAACAAGCCACCAAAGAGGTTACCCAGTACACCTAACCCAGTGCTTCCATCAGCTTTGCCCAATAACATATCGGTGAACATGGTTGCTGTGCGGTCAGTGATAACTTTAAGCATACTTTGAAGGATAGACTTACCCATAGCCTCAAAAGCATCCTTCACGTCTTCAGTATTTTTAATCATCCCTGAAGCCCAGTCACCCATAATGGTTGATAGACCTGAAGACATGGCTTCTTGACCTGCGCGTAGGCTTTTGGTTAGCTCATCTATCGGGTTGAACACAGTGGCTTCTAAAGCATCAATAGCTTCCTGTGCTCTAGCGTGAGCTGCCTCTTTGCCTTTGACAGCTTGCTCCAATAAGCTGTTCTGAGTATCATGCAATCGTTTTAACAGGTCAAAGTTCTGTTGAGCTGTCTTCAACTCCGCTTCCATGATGTCCTTAGGTTTTGTTAAATCCTTGGACTCTTGCATTTTTGCTATGAGAGTATCTGAGGCTTCTCTTAAAGCTTGCTGAGTTATCTCAAAGTTAGGAGCTATTTCTAAAGCTTGATCTGAGTAAGCCTTCTCTGAGGTTAAACTACGAGCGAGCTTTTCTTGTTGACGTTTTAAGTTATTTTTAGCCTCAGCTTTCTTAGCTGCTTGACGTGCAAAGTAACCCCCAGCCCCTGAGCCGTACTTGCTGTACTCTTGAGAAATACCTGTCGCGTTAGCTTGGACCTGAGCTTGTTTCTTGAGGTCTGAGTTAATCTCACTAAACATAGCTGACGAGCTTAGAATACCTTGTGTACGGTACTTTAATTGCTCTGCCTGACTGCGTTGAGAACTCTCCCAAAGCTTGTCTGATAACTCTTGAGCTTTGAACCAGTCCTCGTAACCCTTCTTATAGGCTTCGTAATCCTTGTCGGTAAGAAAATCTTTCAAAGCAGCGGCTTTAGAGGCTTTATACTCCTTTAGTCGCCCTTGCTGGTCTTTAACGAGGTCGGATAAGGACTGTCGAGCTGTCTCCGCATTCATAGTAGCTGCTACAATTGCCTCTTTAGGACTCTTATCTAAAGCTGCAATTTGCTTTTCAATTTCGTTAATCTCACCTAACTTTCTGCTAAGCTCCCCCTCAAGGTTTTTTGACCCTTTGGAGGTGTAGTCATCAGCATAGCGTTTTTTAAGAAGCTCATATTGTTTCTTCAAAGAGTCTAACTTCTTTTTAAGTGCATTAGCTGAGTTTTTAGTTGTAAGTTCCTCGTAAGATGCAATCTCATCACGGTAGTTAGCTTCAAGCTTTCTGAACTCCTCTAGTTCTGTCTGCTTAGCTGTTAGTTCTAAATTGACAGCACCGTAGTTAGCGTCCGTTTCCTTTAACTGCTTTAACTGTTTCCGTAAGGACTCAACCTTAGTTTGAATCGCCCCGATGTAAGGTTGAAGCTTGGACTTCTCTATGGCCGCACGTTTACCTACAGAGATAGTGTAAGCATCTAAAGCTGCACCCTTATCCCCTTTAACCGTATTCTTTTTAATTTGCTCCTGACTCTTAAACTCTTGATAAGAAGCAAGGTCTTGTTCACCTTGAGCAAAGGCAGCCACAGGGTCGTTCATAGCTGACGTGAAACGGTTTAACTGCTGGTCTCTCTTGTACTTCTTAACCGTTAGCTCAGCTTGCTTACTGCTAGTAGCTTTTACATTGTAAGCAGCTACTGTGTCGGTTAGCTTATCTAAAGCTTCAGTTACAGCCTCTGAGCTAACCGTTTGAGAACGGTAAGCTGCGCTTGAAACAATTAAAGCTTTTTCATAATCAAGGTTTAGTTGACTCGACTTAATCTCCGTACCCTTAGCGTTCTCGATAGCAGTAGCGGTTTTATTAAAAAGGGCTGCCACCATCTTAGACACAGCTTCGGCTTCAGGGGAGTTACCTATATCTCTACGATTTTGATAAGCCTGTGCCGCTGCCTCTCTAACATCTCTATCATTACCTGTATCTTTATAAACATTTCCAATATAGCCCTTATAACCCTCAGCCGCAGCTCTCAACCCTGCAGGAGTAAACTCTTTCTGTTTCAACTTCTCGTCAGCAGTCTCGCGGCGAGCCTTAATCTCGTCAAGAGCCTTCTTCATTGTTTCGCCAAGTTCCATATCATATTTTTGAGACAACTCTGCTCGAAGCTCTCTCAACTTACGCATGAGTTCAGGAACACTTAGGTTTGCAAGGTTATCTATTGTAAAACCCATAGAGCCAAACTGTTTTTCTAGTTGTAGTGCTTGAGTTGTCAAAGCCGAGTGGTCCTCTGACAACTCACCGTACTTGCTTGTTAAATTACTAATGGCTGTACCTACGTTTTGTAGGTTATCTTTTGTGGTAGCGAGAATCTCTTTCTGCTCGTTAAACTTCCCTTTAGCCTTATCTAGTTTGTCATTAAGCCTGTCCATTTCACTAGAGTAGGAATAAGCCGCAGCGGTAAATAACCCAATCGCTGCGACAACCCCTGCTATCACAGGACCTGATGCAAGTAAAGCTGCACCAAAACCTGTGGCAGTAGCAGCAGCTAACCGAGCCGCTGCTATTACCTCATATAAGCGAATAATTAAACTTGTTAACCAACCAATAGTTACCCCTGTCACCATTGAGGCTAAAGCTGTGCTAAAAACTCTTAAAACACCTGAGCCTTCCTCAGCATTCTCCATTGCGTGTGAGGTTGCTTTAGCAAGGTCTCGCATTAACGCTGTAACAGGTTTTAAACCCTCAGCCGCCACGATGCCTAGATTGGATTTTAAGTGGTCTATTTGAACAGCTAGGGCCTCCATTTGAACGTAGTTAGCATCAAACGCGGCATTAGTATTGGCTAAAGCCTCTTGTAAACCGTGAAAGTCATCTAAGTTACCTGTTAAGGCGGCAAAAGCGGCAGCCGAGCGAACCTCAAAAGTTTGGAAGGCATCAGCAGTTGTAAAACCTGCCTCGCGTAGATTCTTTAAAGTTCCCTCTAAACCATTGGCTCTTAAATCCACCTCGTTTAAACTGACACCTAAGAAACGTAAGCGAGCTTTTAATTTCTCGCTAGGTTTCTCAAGGTCAATAATCATTTGACGTAAACCTGTACCCAAAGTAGAGCCGCTACGGATACCTGCGTTAGCCATTGCCCCTAACGCTGAGGTTAGCTCCTCAAAAGAGATACCTGCATCTGCTGAGATATTACCTGCGTATTGGACACCCAAAGCCACCTTTTGAATATCTAACTTGGAGCGGTTCAAAGCTTCCGTTAACTGATTAACAATGTTGTTTGTCTCAGAAGCGGACTTATTGAAAACGGAAAGGACAGAGGTTACAACGTCAACAGACTTAGCTAAATCTGTCCCTGTGGCTTGAGCAAGTGTGATAACACCCTTCATCGAAGCCCCGATTTCTTGGGTGCTTAAGCCTGCTTGAGCCAAAAGAACAGCAGTTTCACCCACCTCGGCAGCACTAAACTTACTTGCCTGAGCGACACTGATAAGGTTTACTTTAAGGGCGGCCATCTCATAATTCGTAGCAGCAGAGATAGCTTGTAACTGTCTAAAAGCTGAGTCTAGCTTAATAGCTGAATCAATAGCCCCACTAAAAAGAGATTGAATACCTCCAAGCAATTTATAGTTGAGCATCAACCCTGATTGAATTAGGAGTAAGCTTGCACCTGAGTCCCCTAACACACGAGTAACATTCGATTGTCGATGCTCAGCTTGGTTTTCAGGGTTCAACTTATATTGCTGATTAGCTAAATTAAGAAGATGTTGAGCTTCGGCACGCTGCTGTTCGGTAGCTGCGACCGTTTTAGTACGGTACTTGAGAACCTCGATTGCTTGTTGGAGTTCTTCACGGCCTAAGTTACGTAAACTCTCTTTCGTTTTATAATGTGTCTTTTCTAAATCAGCAATGAGACCTGCCTGAGCCGCTCTCTTGTTAGAAGTACCGTGTATTTCGTTAAAAAGAAGTCTAAGTTTCTCTACTTGCTCACGCTCTGCCTTAATATGTTGAACAGTTTCCGCGTGATAGTTTAACGTGTCACGAGCGTGTTTTACTTGTTCAGGTTGAAGCGCACGAATCTTATCCTCAGTGTGATAACGCTGTTCTGCAATAGCTAGAATCTTTTCCTGCTCTGCAGCCACCTTAGCTTGAAGTCTAGTGTCCCCAAGCTGTTGAGACTTACTGCGAGCATCTACACTACCCGCAACTAATGCTCCCTTTTCACCTTTCAACCGTTCACTAGCTGCAAAGGACGGGTCATTAGCAAGACGTTGCTGATACTTAGCAGCTTTTTTAGCCTCCCTATTAGCCTCGGTAATTAACGCTTTTTGACGTTTAATCTCATCTAAAAGTGCTAGTTGTTCCCTTTCCTGAGCACTGTTAGCAGCGGCAATGTTTTTACGGTAGTTCACAATTCGAGTGGCCTGAGCCAACTGAGTAGCATCTAGGTTAGCTAAACTACCAAGTGTTTTATACTCATTAGCGGCTGCTTTTTCTAAAGCCTTATTACGCTCAAGCTGAGCCGTCTTTTGTTGAATAGCACGAGTACCAAGCTCTGTGGAGGTATTCGCGTGTTTCGGGTCCAACAGTTCGATGTTACGAGCTTCCCTGTTCAAAGCAGCGTGCTTAGCAACTTCGTCTAACACCTTAGCAGGACGAATCGCTTTTAACTGCTCAGAAACAATACTTCGCATATCAACAGCATTGCTTCTATCAGTGGGGGATAGGCTTCTATCATAGGCTCTTTCACTATAGCCTTTGAACATTTGGCGTAAAAGCTGAGGGTCTTTTTGAGAACGAATATCTCCTGCTACAAGCACGTTTCTACGGGCTTGGTCTCTAACCTGAGCAAGACGGTTATTGGTAATCTTGTCCTCTTGTTCTTTACGTTTCTTAGTAGCTTTAGCTTCATCTTTCTGTCTATCAAGCTCCTCTTTTAAACGGGCTTCAGCGACTTTCTTAGCAGCTTGAGCAGCTCCTTTAACAGTTTCTTGCTCTAAATTAAGTTGAGCAATAACTCCTGAGATAGCTGAGTTCAGTTTCTTAGGTGCGTTATCTAAGGTTGTGATTAAATTAGGGTCAAGCTCTGCCTTTCTAGTTTGAGTTTGTAGGGATTTTAACTCTTTAAGCAGTCTCGATTTATCTCCGAGACCTGCGTGTATAAACTCTTGAAGGTCTTTTTCACTCAACTCGCCTGTGCGAGCTTTCTTAAAGAGGTCACTCTTTAACTGTTTTTTTGCTTCAACTGTGTACTGAGGGGCAGATTCTAAGGGAGCTAAAGAGAGTTTACCTGCTCGGTTTAAAGTTTTATCTACTTCTTTCTGTCTATTAAGTTCCTCTTTTAAACGAGCGTCAGCGACCTTCTTAGCAGCCTGAGCTTCATCGTTGATTGCTTGAGTACGCTGCTTTAAGGCTTTTTGATACTCAAACTCTAAAGCGTGTTCCTTAGAGCCAAAAGGAGCTAAGGTTTTGTGTGAACGGATTTCACTTGCTTTGAGATGTTTAGTAACCTCGTCTTGCGTAAGAGTTTTAATAGCGTCAGGGCTTAATCGGCCTAAACTAATGGCTGCTTTCTTTTCTTTTGTAAACGCTTCTTGATAAGGCGAGACAGGCGCAAACTTGGTAGCCATAATTTTTTTGGCACCAACAAGGGTCTCGTGTAACTTTAGACGTTCTTCCTCTTTACCTTGTCTTTTCAAGAGTTTAATATAAGCGCGGAGATTTTGAATCTCCGTCTCACCTTTAGCCCTTGCTAAGTCCGTTGTAGTAAGTTTCTCGAAGAAACTCAAGCCTTTAGGGGAACTTAGTTTTGAAGTTACTTTCTTCTGCTCAAGAGTATCAAGTAACTTTTGCGCTTCAATAGCTACCGCCCTAGCTTTGGTTTTTTGTTTTTCAGATAGTGTTGTATCATACTGAGCTTTAGAGGCGGACAAAGCAATCGCTTTTAAACCTCGCTCATCCTCTTTATAGTTTGAGCGTAAGGAGGTCTTTGTGAGCGTACCCTCTTTAGCTTCTCTCATGTGTTGAGCTAAGATGTTACGTTTCTCATCAGTAGTGCGTTTTTCTAAAGCATCTGTCTGACGTTGTTGTTTTCTTACATTACGAGCTTCTTCTCGCTTAGCAGCTAAAATAGCAAGCTCAGTCTCGTTAATCTTCTTTAAAGTGTCTATTTGGTCTTTATTTAACTTAACAATCGTACTACGTTGTTCTAAACCTTCTTTAACAGCTTTACGATGTTGTGGGTTACTAGCATCGTAACCTGTTAAATCTGCGCCTTGAAAAGCTTTTGCTTTAAGCTCAGAAGCTTGTTTGGTAGATAGTTGTTGTTGAACACCAAGCTGTGTTCTAAGAGCTTTAAGCTCAGCCATGATTTCTTGAATGTTACCATAAGAACCGTACTCTCCCCCTAGTTTTTTACCAGTTCCTTCTAAGGTGAGTTTAATACGAGAAAGCTCATGGATTTCGGTGAGATAGTTTTTGATACTCTTTAATTGAGCTAATGTAACATTTTTACCATCCTCAATTGTTAGAGAGTTGGTAATTCTGTTTGTAAGGTTTAAAATGTGTTCTAAATGTTTTTTAAGAGTGTCCTCGCCTAATAAAGTATCAAACTTTAGAATTGTGTTCTGATTCTCATTTGACATAATAACCTCAACTAACCAAAAATATTTTTAAATAAGCTAATAGCCTCATGGCTAGTCTTTACACGGTTTTTATCTACAACAGGGGCAGAAGATAAGTTATCTTTTGCACCACTAGGGGCTTCTGAACCAAAAGCCTGAGATACAACATTAGCCACTGCTTCGTACATCTGCACTGCTGAAACCTGCCTGTCGGCTACCTTAAAACGTAAGGTTTGCTGTAAATCCTCATAGGTTTCAGACCAGTACAGTTCACCCAGTTTTGATTTAGAGTATCCGTAAGCCCAACAAACAGCTTCTGAAAAATCTAACCCTGAGAACCATTGGGTGAATGCTTGGAACTCAACTCCACCATTTTTTGAAACTGACCCGCCATCGTTCCCCCCGAGAGCAGGTTTTTGAGAAAAAAATGAGTGATGTGTCCTGTAATCCAAGATAGTAAACTTAGGATTTCTTCAGGCATCAGCTCAATCTCCTCAACATTAGCTTGTTCAACAAGTTGACCTTTTTTATCATAAGTGCTGAGAGCTGTAATAAGGATAACTTCTTGAACACCCATATCCACTAAAATTAAACCTATATTTTCGACACCACCAACTAGCTTAGCTAAACGGTTTAGGAAACCGTAGGTCATTTTTAACTCAGTACCGTTAGATAATCTGAAAAAAGGTTCAGGAGCAGGAGGTAAATCTGCAGGGTTATTTTCTGTTGCCATAAACGTGTCCTCTATTGAAGTCTTAGATTGTAACAGGGTGAGGGTGTTTTGTTAAGCAAGTTGACGAGCTTGGTTTTCCCGTTTACAATTCTAAACATCTGAGGAATACCGTAGCGGTGAAGCTTCAGATATTATTAACAGTAAGAAAAAGCCGTTTTGTTTTTGTCAGTTGGGGGTTACTGTTACCCCCTCCGCTACCTGACTATAAAACACGACGGCTTTTTCTTTTTAAGGTTTTGAAGAACATGACTAGATTAGTGCAAGGCGTTGGTTTCAACGATGGCATATACCCTGCTCAAGCGGAAGGGAGGATTCTTAAGGAGTACACCCTTTGGAGTAGCCTTCTAAAACGCTGTTACAGTTCTAAATATCAACAAGGAAAACCCACTTATGTGGGCTGTTCTGCAAGTGAAAATTTCAAAAGCTACTCCTTCTTCCACGAGTGGTGTCAAAATCAAATCGGTTTCGGTGAAAAAGGGTTTGAATTAGATAAAGACCTGCTCCTCAGAGGCAATAAAGTTTATTCAGAAGCAGTTTGTGTCTTCGTACCAAAGAGGTTGAATACTTTGCTTCTCTCTAGTAAAGATCGCAGAGGAAACCTACCTATTGGGGTCTCAGCCGAACAAGGTAAGTTTAAAGCTAAATGCTGCACAGACACCTCCCCTTACATAGGATACTTTGATACCCCTGAGCTTGCGTTTCAAGCTTACAAGAGAGTTAAAGAGTCCTACATTAAGTTCAGAGCCGAACAATGGAGAGAGTCTATTGACCCTAGAGCTTATATGGCTCTGATGAACTATGAAGTATTGATAACAGATTAAAAACAAAACCCACACTAGGTGGGTTTTGTTTACATTAAAGTTAAAGGAGGACTCCGCCCTCACGAGATTTCTAACACATCAATGTGTAGTATAAACCGCAGCCGAGGCACCATCAAACTCATCACGGAAACGAGTATATTGAGGGTCAACAGTAGGCACTTGGTCATACACAGTAAATTCAAAGGCCATATTAGCATAGTCAGAGGTCTGGAACACAATGTCAAAGCCTTTGGTGATACGCAATTTTGGAATCTCGATTGCGATTTCACGGTTGTCAGCCATAGTACCAACAATCTTAGCAGCCAAGAATGGTTGCTCAGACTTACGGCCTACAGAAACAACTAAACAACGGCGGATTTTGGCACCTACGGGAACAGCTACGTTTTTAATCGGAGCATCAAACTGAACAGTAGAGGTAGTTTTGGCAACGATTTTACGTGGAATAACCGTATCGTCATAACCTACTTGAACCATTACATAGTCGCCAACTGTATAGCCAGTAGTTGCTACAACGTCAAAGGTGTCAAGACCTGTCGATGAGGAAGGAACTAAAGTAGTAACTGTAGTTTCAAACTCAGTATTAACTACATTGTAACCGCTGAAACCTAAAGCGTAAGTCCAGTTAGCGGCATTAAACTCGTAAACTTCACAAGAAGCACGTACTGGCTCACCCGTTTTAATAGAATGAACTACCGAGTTACGGATACCTTGAGTCAATTCAATGTAAGAGGCTTCTGCCATTAACTTAACATTTTTAACTAGGCCGATGGAATGACTTTCAGGACGAAAATCGCGTAAGTCAGCTTGTGCGCCCAACATAATTGTGGCGGTGCCGACTAAAAAATCAATGGACTTGGCTTCACCTGCCATAATTAGTCTCCGAAGTTACAGAAAAGTGGTTGTGTTCCTAGTTTAACAAAGTTACAATCATATCACCACAGGTTTTTTTAATACACATTTGAGGCTGTCATGTCAAAAGTTAAATCTAAAGTTGATGTTATTTATAGCATCCGTATCACACAGGAAATGGAAGATAAAATCCAAACTATCGCTGCTGAGCAAGGCCGAACTAAGACTAATGTAATTCGGCACTTCTTAAACATTGGCTTGGGCAGTGTTGAAGATAACGAAGCTAAAGCAGTAGTTACCACCCCTATTTTTCATCACCCTATCTAAAGGCCAATAGTGCGGGTACACTTGAATGGGAGAGCTAAGGTTTTTGCAGGGCGGGATAAACCCTCTTCCATGGGTAACATACTACCCCCAGTCAAGATAACAAGCGAACCCTGCAAAGGGGTTCCATCAGGTTGAAACAAGGGGATTTCACGCATCGGTTTCAAATCATCAAACACTAAGCTAATAGCGTTTCGTAAACGGAAACACCCTGAGTCATTCAATGTGCTTAGGGTTATTAGGAAAGTGCCTGAGACAATTTTCTCATCAACCTCTAACTCTAACTTCCAAGGCCCTATAATATCCTGCTGAGGTAACACCTCATCATAAGTGTAACCTTCAAAGTATTCCATCTTAAAGGTATAACCTAGTGTATTATTGATGGCAGTTGCCAATGACTTACAATGGGCTAATAAAGAAGTCTCAATAACATTTAATAAACCGTTTCCAATTAACATAGGTGACCTCTTAAAGTGCTCTCATTTCTTTGAAGTATTTTTTAGCCGCAGTTTGGAGTTTAACATGATAGTACCACATAGCTAGGTAACCTAGGTTTGGCCTACCTAGGGCACTACCTTTGACAAGTTTAGCATAGGCAAAGCCTGAATCCTTGTTCGAGGCGGGGTCTAACACTTCAGCTACAAATTTATCCGCTTGAAAGAGACTGGTAGCTTTAGAAACCCCTACCATTACTCCGCGTGTTCTTAATTTAATTGAGTAGTGTCTAGGTATATTGGTGCCACTAAACCTATTTGCTATTCCTGCCACTCCCCCCGTTAGAGTAACCCGTCTGTCGTTGGAGTAGATTTGAATGTCCGAAGCCCTAACTTCAGGTGTTAGAAAATTAGGTGTAATTTTTTCTTCTAAAAAATCCCGTAAGCTTAATAGTTTACGTTCCTTAGCGTACCACTTTGCTCCTTTTTGAACACCACCAAAGTGATAGTAGTTGGGAAGCTTAACATTGTGGGCTATTTTACGTCTCTCCCACCGTTTTGAGAGGGGACGGTAAGTCACACTAGCAGGTACAAGGTCAGTAGGTTTATCCGTTCTTTCTTTAGGCATTTTTAGAGTATGAGACATATTCCCGATAATAAGTTTCATCACGTCTCGTTTGAAGTGACTTAACTCACTTGCAAACTCCTGAGCAAGACGCTTACGATTCGCAGGGGAAGCAGCATGAAACAAGACAGTAGCAAAACCAGTAGCGGTGGCTCGGTTAGCAAGGTTCCGAAAAAGTAAGTTGAAGTCTTCAGAAGACATTACGTTTCCACCTTATAAACGTCTTGCTCTTTGTAAACCCTTTTCACTGGCATCCCATCAAGTAGGTCACCCACATTAACTACCTCACTCATCAGGTAGCAGGTATTAGGTTTTTTATTAGCATGAATATCAGCACCGTAGTTCTCTGTCTTCTTACTGCAATGCAGAATTTGAACAGGATGGGCAGCTCCACCCACGGGTTTTAGAAGCCCTGTTACTGGGTCTTCCATCATCACTTGCTGTACTCGCCACTCAACCGTATCAGGTAAAGGGATTAACCGATAAATAGTATCTAGCACTTCTTTACTATACGCTGAGGCAGCATAATGGTTACCTTGAAATAGCAGATGGTCTCCTGCTATTAAAACGGCTCTCTTGGTCACCCGAAGTAATTGATTAACTTCTTCTCGCGCTGTTAACTCCCCTGTGGGGTCAACAAACTCCCCCATTACACCCGCATTGCGAGTTACGTTTTTTAGAGCAACCTTAAACCGCTTATGGTGAAGTTTTCTCATAGATTAAGCCCCTGTAAATGGGTCAACCCCACCTGATACTGTAAATAAGGCAGCACCAACTAATGTATCAGCACTTGGGAGAATGTCTGCGAGCGTATCGCTTAACTCTTCTCGTAACTTATCTACTAATTTGTAAGGGTCAAATTTTGTTGCCCGTTGAAAACTAGCTTTCTCAGCGTCCGTTTTTTGAGCGAGACGTTGAGGTAAGCTGACCGCGAGGTCAAGGGCTGCTTGCAATGCCACCGCTTTGTTGGCATTGAATGAGCTAACACCTTCAGAATTGAAGGGTGTGGTAAAGTTTGAGCCGTAAGAATCCACAAGAGAATAATAAGCTTTAAGTAAATCAATCTCACTATCCTCCAACTCGTCTAAAGTAATACCAATGTAGCTTCGTACCGACTCCTCATTTATCGTGAATGGTACAAACTGAGTAACCTGATAACCTAAGTTAAGGCGATAAGCCCCGCCATTAACTATATAAACTACATGAGCTATTCGGGACTCAACGACATTAGTCCCTGTTAAGGAGTTAACTAAAGCCGATACATTAAAAACATAATCACTACCTGAGGCCACTTGGGTTTCAGTGTGTAGCAATACGCCTGACTTAGCTCTAATAGTTAGGGTGACATTCGTTAAAGGGTCAGGGACGATAAAATCCCCATCACGTACTAATCGTACACTTAAAACAGATGGTGTAGCGTCCTCAACCCAAGTAGTCATGATTAGTCCCCTTTAGAGGCAGAAACTTTACGAGAAGGTTTACCCTTTGGCTCAGCAGGTGTCGCATCTTTTGGCTCAACAGGGTTCAAATACCCTTCAACACCATCTTGAGTTAAAGTGTTAGGAACATCTTTGGCCAAAACAACTAATTGGCCAATCTTGATTCGGCTTAAAACAAAAGCTGACTCAGGCACAAGTGTGGCAACACCTGAGTTAATATCAGGGGTAAAGCCGTCAAGGGCACAGAGCATGAAAGCCCCTGCTGTTTTTACAATTAACATATTGAGTTACTCCTAAAATTTATAGTAATTTTAACATAAAAAAACCCGCAGTTACGCGGGTTTTTTTACACCGTAGGCGATTAAGCTGCTACGTCTAAAACTACACGAGCTTTAGGAATAGCAATTTTATAACCAGTTTCTTCTGTTTTCACATAAGTGATAGACTGGTTCAAAATGGAACGCTCGCTTTCAGCGATGTTACCACCTGCCATTACTAATTCTTCTAAAGCTTCAGCTTTAGTCATAGCAAGGATTTTACCTGCAGGAACTGCAGAGCTTAACACCACATTAACCATACCATTCATGAATGGTAAGGTTGTGCTGACAGCAGGTGCGCCTTTGCCAATCATGTAGTCAACAGGGCTAGTAGCACCTGCGCCAATAATAGGTTGAGCCATAAACATCAATTCAACATACATATCGAAGTTAACGATAAATGTATCGAACACATAACCTGCATTAGCATTGCTCATCAAGAACTTAGCTAAGGCTTTGTAATTCGCAGAACTGATAACACCACCAGTTGCGCCGAATGTAGAGAAGTTTTGCACCACAGCGGCAGGGTTAGTGCCGTCACCGTTGATTAAGATGCCTGTTGCAGCAGCAACTTTGGATTTCTCTAATTCACGAGCAATACGCGAAGCGAACGGAGTCAAAATATCTAAAGACGCATCACGAGCGAACTCGTAAGACATTTCAATACCACTACCGCGTTTGCCGAACTTAACAGAAGCTTCGCTAGTGCGAACAGAACGAACAGGAATACGGCCTAACTCGCTAACGATGTAGGTTTTACGGTCATCAGCATCATCTTCGTAGTAAGTCGAAATCATTTCACGCTGAGACACAGTACGGGACTGGCCAACAATAGAGGCAATGTTTTCAACTTTGTTATCTTGAAGAGTTTTAAACTTCAACATATCGTCAATAACTTCAGGGAACATAGCGCGAGTACCTGCGTATGTTTGGAAGGTATTGGCAGCAGCTTGAAGAGTGATACCTGCTTCAAAGTCATTGGCGTGAGGCAAGTTTAAGGCAACTTTAACTGCTTCGTAGCCGTTAAAACCTTTCCACTTGTTGTCGCCACCTTTGGTGTCCACAGCTAAAGTTAAATAGTCGCGGAGATTTAAACCAAAAGATGCAGCATCTTTTACAAGCTTCATACCTTTGTCGGCAGAATCGCCTGTGCTTTCAACCATCAACAAAGCAGCAATTGCTTCAGGAGTAGTTTTTACAATATCTTTAAAAGGACGCATATTTTCCTACTCCTTAGATGAAGACTACATCAGCAGTTGTACCGTTAACGGCAACTACTAAAGAACGTGGATTGGCACCCGCTTTTACGGAACCTGCAGTAGCAGAACCAACAACTTGGTCGCCAACTACGACAGTACCTGTGAAGTTCCAAGTGAAACCACCTTTGAACTCAACAGTGCCGTATTTAATACCTTCAGTGGTACCAGTGACGACAGTTTTTAGGTTACCGATGATTACATCACCCGAACCTGCTAACTTAACAGTGTTGTTAGCCGAAGTATCTAAGGCAACAGGTTTACCTACATCAGCAGCTACAATACCAGTAGCCAAGAAGCAAGTTAAGCGGAAGTTATTTTGTGGAATGCCCACTAAGGACACGCCACCTGAGGCGATTGCAGTCATCGCGTTTTCTCCTAGTGGGGGTTAGCGTTTTGGAGATTTGAAAGCATTAGAATGCGACAAATCTACAGAATTAGGGTTAGTTACATCAGTCTTCGCTGCAGTTAAGTTAGGGATACCACCTAAAGGAATCTTAAATGGGCGAACACTTAACTGAGCTTCAGCAGCAGCTTCTAAAGCAACTTTTTCAGCTTCTAAAGCAGCTAACTTAGCTTCAGCTTCAGTCTTAGCTGTTTCAGCAGCAGCTTCTAAAGCAACTTTTTCAGCTTCTAAAGCAGCTAACTTAGCTTCAGCTTCAGTCTTAGCTGTTTCAGCAGCAGCTTCTAAAGCAGCTTTTTCAGTTTTTAAAACTTCAAGTTCAGCAACTGAGGCTTTTAAGGTTTCCACTTCAGCAGTAGCGGCACCTAATTTTGCTTGGAGTTCAGCAATCATAGTAGGGTCTTCCTCAGTAGGCTTAGTTGGGGAACCAAAAAGCACAAATTCAGGGTCTTTCAAGGAGGCTGCTAATTGAGAGCCTTCCTTATAATAGGCCGAAGCAAGCAAACGCTTCTGTGCGCCAAGTACCTTCGCACCATTACTGGCACCTTTGGAAACTAAGCTCAATTCACGGAAATTAGCTACGCCATCAGGCATAATGTGGTTAGTACCCATGCCCATCACATGACCATTTTTGCAGGTTTGTGACCACATGGATTCAGAGTCTTCCATCAAGTCAACATTACAGGTAGAGCAAAGCAAACGCTTAAACTGCATACCAACGCTGACTTCCTCAATGGTGCCTGTGTCAAGGCGACTAATTAACTGAGGACTTGTACCATCAACGAAAAACAGGACACGTAGTTCATCAAAACCTTGTGGCGTTTTTAGTGCTTCACCATGGAAGACACGGCCTACAGGAATCTCATAACCTTGCTCATGTAAAGTGTGTAACGGAACAAAGCTACCTGTATTAAGCATGGTGGCAGCTTCTTGAAAAGTCTCAGCAGTAATCTGACCTTTATCAAAAATAGTGCCGCGCTTGTTGAGAGGTAATGAAGTAACCGCTGTGGCTTCAAAGACAGCAACAGAGTCGTAGTTAATGTCATCACCAACAGAAGACTTGATGAGAGCTTTCACTTTTTCATTAAGTTCAATACGTTTCATAGCGTACTTTTGTTAAATTTGTGTAGATGTTGTAAAGATACTATAAAGAGGGCAGGTTTGCAAATACATTGTAAAAGTTACATTACTTAACAAACAAAAGATGGCAACCCAAAGCTAATAATAGTAATCTTTAATGGCGTTTCTAGCTCGCTTATGTGAAAACTCCAAGGGCTTCGTACTCAAGCAGGGTGAGAAAGTAGTAAAAGCTAGTAGGAGGTGGGGAGTTTTGATTTGTTTTCTCCCCTGACAGCGTAGTTATGCCTTTTCTACTCCTCTGCTAAAAAGGCTTCAAGTTTTCGGTAACCAACTATGTTTTCCACTTTGGGCGGCGACCAAGGAAAGTATAGTTGGTTACCGTGTAGCTCAACAAAGAGAGAGCAATCGTTCACGAATAAGGTTGCAGGAGCAAGTCCTGTCACGGTATTAAAGGGTTGGGAGTTCCTGACCGAGAAAAGCCTCCGAAAGGAGGCTTTTTCTTTACTTCTTCACTGTATTGCTCTTCACGGTTTTATCAGCCGCCGATGAAACCGAACGCCCTGTCGGGTCATTATTCGGGGATATTCCTCCTGCATCTACCACACTTCCTTTATCAGCAAAACCTGTACCGCTTAACATTGGGGCACTATCAGGGCGAATACGTCCATACATCTCTAAATGATATTCGTCATCATCAATAACACCTAAGCTTAAATCCTTAAGTAAACGCGCTTGGCGTAAAGTCAACTGAGCTTCTAACTCTGTCGCGGGGCGCATTTCTACAGGACGAAACTTCACAATAACTTGAGACGTACTACCTGTCAGGCGCAAGATGAAGGTGAAAATCTGTTGAAACAATTCAGCAATCGGCAAGTTTAAAGCCTCAGCATTACGGGCAAACAAGTGAGCTTCAACCGAAGCAGTATTAACACCTGCCTCACCTCGGCCAAGGATAGTGGCCATAACTCGTAAAGCTGCTTGGTTCTGCGCGTTTAAAGTTTTAATAATTGGGTCAATGTTTAAAGTCATACCTGCAGACTTTGTATTAACCACAGAGGCTTCAATAGAGTCTGTGTGTACAAAGGCTTGGTCAGCACGTAAACCCGATACCGTGTTAGAGATACTGGTAATCGTATTGGAGATGTACTGCTGAAGCTTGGTACTATCCGCCTTTATATCTAAAGGAGCATTCTTTTGGATGACTTCCTCTAACACTTTAATATCCAACCGTGGGTAGCCTGTCAGGGTCATAATACGATAGAGGTCGTTAATGATACGTTGACGAGCTGCCACTGTGTTGATGGCTGACACGAAAGGCGAGTAAGAATAAGCCGACTTGGGTGACTGTCTAAAGTATGATGTAAAAATAGTTGGGTAATCCAACGACTTGTTAGTTCCACCACCTGAGGGTACTTGCTCAGGCACTAATCGACCATTTTCGCGTTCAAACCACTCTAAACTAGATGGGTCAATCAACCGTATCGTGTCAAAGATACCTTCTTTAGAGATAATCGCTTCTGAGACAATGCCTCCACGTAGGATAAGCATATACCGAAGCTCTTCAGCAATGGCACGTAAGGTGGGTTTGTATAAATAACCTACAGAGGCGTAGTCATACCGAGTAACCAAAGAATCAATAATAGCATTAAGCACCTTTTGACCGTTACGGTCAATCTGCCCATTAGCATCTTTAACGTAGGAAATAATCTCAGTATCCGACATGGTTAAATAGGCATTTAACGAGGCAGACGCATCAGGGTCATGGATTAACAGATTCTCCATCAACGCTTTAGAGTCTGAAGTGACTCGTGTAGCAAAAATATCTGTTAAATGCTCCTGATACTGAGGAACCGTTAATACGTTCGCAGGATTATTACTTTGGTAAGTGGGACTGTCAGCCACACCCTGAGGATTGGCTACCTTTTTAGGCAACACAATTTGAGCTAGTTTGGAGGTTAAGCTATTAGCAGCCATGAGGTGTCGCCTCTTGTACAAAATTTGTTAAGTTGAGGGATTGTAACATAATCACCGATAACCCCAAAGATTACCTGTTGCCTGATTACCCATGTTAACTCCCGCGAAGTGTAGAACCGTATTGGGTGTTGTCTCTTCATGATACCCTGTAAACTCCCCTGTATAATACTTAATAGCCGTAGTGGTGTAAGCCATGCTGTGAAAATAGTGGTCTTTTCCTGTGAGTTTACGCCAAGTAGGGGTTTTTTCCCCATTCTTTTCCCGAACCATATCGCGCAAGTGAGCTTTAATGGTTTCACGTTGCTGACCATAGTTGTAAAAATTAGTTAATGACTTACGGATAAGATTGGCCAGTGTATCAAGATGCTCGGTACGGTCAACTTGCAAGGTCTTAGTAGACTCAATTTTATCGTTAATCTCAAGAGTGCCTGAATACTGAACAGGGACAATTCGACCATTACTCCAGTCAAATATGCTTTTAGCCAGTGTTTGCTCAGGGTATTTGTCGATACAGCCTTGGGAAAAGTTATACTTTAGGTCGAGGGCCTTTAACCGTTCAAGTAATTCATCATCCTTGCAGGTGATAAACTCAAGATAATCCACGCCTGATTTTAACCCCTGTGGGCAAGTTGCTACCGTGATATGGCAAATGCTACCCACGTCAATCCCGACAAAGTTCTTTTGGTAGGGAAGCTCAGGTGCCGCCCCTAACTGAAAGCAAGGCTTTAACTCACTATCCGTTAAACGACTAGCACTCTCTTCAAAAGTCTCACCCAGTACCGTGTTATACCACCCGCGTAGGAAGTCACGGTCACGGTATTTAATAAGCTCACTGATGATATAAGCAGGTGTCAATGTGGAGACGGTGAATGGCCGAACACGATACCCGCGAGCGAGGTCACGGTGAGGGAACTCAGCTACCCAGTCACGTTTACCACCGTGTAAGTCAAGCTCAGCTCCACAGTTCTCACAATTAACCCCTACATTATTCAGCTTGAGGCCATAGGTGTCGATAACATTGGTGTCTATGTCAGTCAACTTAATCTCGTCAGGTAGGCCATCAATATGAATAAAGTCTTTTGTAAACAACGGTAACTGCCAGTGGTTACAACAATCACACTTTAAAAAATACTCACGTTGGTCGGTTGTCATGTACCCTTGATGGATACCGTAATTCTCAAATGTAGGTGTACTAAATTGCTGCATAATACGGTAGGAGGATGCTTGTAAACGAGACCCTAATAGGCCGACCATTTGTTGATTGGAGAGGTCGATTTCGTCCACCATGATAAAGTCAGCAGGTGTTGAGGTAGCACTACCTTCGGTTGCAGGTACAACCATTAAGTAAGAGTCGTTAATTTGCTGAATATCCATAGAACGGATAGGTTTACCACCTGCTAGGTTGAATACTCTATCTGTTTCAATGATTGGCATAATACGAGTTTGAGAGTTCTTCTTCATCATGGCTTCTGTGGGGAAGGTGATGAGGACTGTAACCCCACGGTTACGGGCGCAGAACGCGGCGGCTTTGCGGAACTGCACTTCGCTCGCCCCCACCTGACTTATTTTTATAACATGAAGGTTGGGATGGAGGTCATCTACGATTGCTTTTTGGAAGGGGAATCGCTTAAAGTTAAAAGGTGCAGACCTCAGAGTCGTATTTTTACAAACCCAATCGGAATAACTCATATTCACGGCATCAACAGAGAACCGTGAATGGATTTCGTTTTTTAGATTTAAGGCAAATGGGTTCGACATAATTGTTACCGTATTGTAAATTTACAAGTTAAGAGGTTGCATTGTCACCTCTCCGCAGATATTATCCGAAAACACCAAGAGGACACACCCAATGGCCACCACTTATTACCCTCCTGTACAAGAGGGAACGCTTCGTGCTTTGCTCGTTATTAAGGCAGCTATCCAAGCAAACGGATTAGCTTACCTTGATGATGCTAACTACTCTGACGAGATAATAACAAATTTACGACATCTTTTCACAGGTAGTGTCAGTAAATTAAAAAAAGAGCGTTCTGAACGTAAGCCTGATGAACCTTTAGACTTAGAAGCAGAAACTCGCTCTCTGTATGACGAGCTTGTAGAGTTTACTGTTGAGAACGATGGTTCCTTAGATACAGGCGAAATTCTAAACGCAATTAAAACCCGCACACAGTTACTTGAGAAGTTGCTGTCTCAATTAGAACGTGCCAGTGAAGTGAAAAAGTATGGACAGTTCCGTGAGTTTGTTATCAAAACACTTCAGGGTTACTTGACTGCCGATGAACGTAACCAGTTTATGCAAGATTTAGAACAACTAATCTAAAGAGTTAACCATGTCAAAGAATATTTTTGCTGATACCGCCCCGAAATACTGGGCGGCGAAGATGCCTGTTATCCCGTTACGGCCAATGTCGAAGATGCCTTTTCCGCAAGGGTGGCAGCTTCACCATAACACCATGCCTGATGCCAAAACACAGGCCAACTGGTTAGCTCAAATACCTGCGGGTAACATTGGTTTACCCTTAGGTGAGCAGTCACGTGTTGTGGCGTTGGACATTGATACAACAGATGAGGAACTTATCCGCCTCATTGAGGCCGCGTTGCCGCCGAGTAGTTGGATTCGCTACGGCAAGAAAGGTAAAGTCCTAGCTTACAGATACACAGGACAAAAGACGTTTCGTATTAAAACGGCCACAGGTGAAACAATCTGTGAATTACTCAGCGAGAAAACACAGGTGGTGCTGCCACCTAGTATTCACCCTGATACAAAGTTACCTTACACGGCAAACTGCAATTTGTTTGATGTAGTTGATTTCCTGACAGTGCTTGCACCTGATATTGAAGACAAGCTACGGGCAGTTATCGCAGACTACGGCATCATCCTGTCGCGTAGCGGCCATAGTAAATTAACCGAGTACATTAGCTCAGGTAGCCGTGATACTAACCTGACGGAGAAAGCAGGGCTGTTTGCTATGGCTGTTATGCGGGGTGAACGCACCCTGTTAGAAGCGTTAGGGATGCTGCAATCGTATGCTGATGAGTTTATTCAGAATGTCGTTGGCGATTCGATGGATATTGAAAAGCATAAACGCAACTTGATTCGTTTCCTTAGCAGAGATGTGTTAGATAAAAAGAAAATCCTCCCCGAAGGTTGGGACACAGGTTTGACTGATGAAGACAAGACCTCTTTAGGTGTGACCTTTGACCGTGATACTGAAGAATGGAAATGTACGGAAATCCTTACTTTCCTGAAGGAAAAGTTTATTGAAGACGAGGGACAAGGTACTTCTATTAGTATGGATGCCGCCGATAAAATGTTACGCAAAATTGCTTATTCTAAAAACCTTAATCGTTTAGAAGTTGACCGTATCTTATCCTTGATTGTAAAAGAAGGTGGTTTGGAAGTAAAAACAGGTACCTTAAATAAGCAAATTAACGAGATTAAACGCGAGGATGGTATGGCAGGTGCAAACCATACCGAGATTGCCGAAGCCGTTTTAGAGGATATGGCCAACTTGTTTGAGTTTGCCTTCGACAAAGGACACTTTTGGAAGTTCAATGGCAGCAACTGGGAAGTCATCAAAGATGCTTGGTTGATTAAACACATTAGCCAAAACTACGGTATGTATGAGGCGGCAAAACGCAATGGTGATATGAAAGGAATCTTAAGCCTCATGCAAAGCTTGAGTCCACAAGACTTGAAAAAGTCTCCCTTGCAAGGTGTTAACTTCGTCAATGGATTTTTAACTGAAGACTTGCGATTGTTGCCGCACAAGGCCGACTTTGGTATGACGTACACGTTACCGTTCAGATACATTGCTCCTGAGAACCCAATTAGCTTACATCATCAAGCACCCTTGTTTTCCGACTTCTTGGAAACGTGTTGGGGTAGTGATTATGACTTTAAGCAGAAAGTTGATGCGCTACAGGAAGCCTTGTTGGTGTCACTGTTTGGTTGGGGCAGTCGTTTTCAACGGGTTATCTTACTCCATGGCATTGCAAAGTCAGGTAAAAGTCAGCTTCTCAACATAGCCAGTGCCCTAGTTAGCGATGATGCGCGAAGTGCTGTAAACCCTAACGCATGGAGCGAGCCTTATACACCCGCACACATGGTAGGCAAGTTACTGAATATCGCAGGTGAGTTATCCGAGGAACGTAAAATTGATGGGCAGCGATTTAAAGATATTGTAGATGGCTCGGAAATTACGTGTCGGATGCCGTATGGCGAGCCATATAGGGCGCAAATAACAGCAACGCACTGGTTTGGTAGTAATCACATTCCGAAGACACGGGATACGAGTGAAGGATTTACAAGACGGTGGTTAATCTTGAACTTTAACAACCCTGTGCCTGAAGCGAAGGTGCAGATTGACATTGCAGGTAAGATTATTACGGCTGAGCGTGAAGTGATAGCTGCGTGGGCAATCCAAGCCATGCCACGGTTACGCGCACAGCAAGGATATACCTTACCAAAAAGCCATGAAAGTATTATGGAAGAGATGGCGTGTATTAACAATGTCGTGCGAGCATTTGTGAAGAACTCGAACGAGTTGGTATTTAAGCCGAATTTGCAGGTCACTGAAAAGAAAATTTACGAAGTGTTTTGGTCATGGTCGCTAACACACGGCACCGTGAAGATGATGAATATTGGGGAGTTCAGGTCGCGTATGCGTGAACTGAGTCTAACACTCGGGTTTCAGATTGAGGTTGATGAGGAAACAGGTTTGGCTATTTACTTCGGTGTCGGTTTAGGTAAAAAATCTTCTACTCAGGGAGGTGACTAATCATGTTAGCAACTCTTGGCGTAGAAGTTAACTTTCAAACAGGCAGTGTACGTTTGAATCTAGGACACTCGACAATCGGGTTAAACCCTAATTTCGAGGATAAAGGCTTTAGCAGACAAAATGCACGATTGCCGAGCCTGTTTCAAGTGTCACGAGAAAAACTGGACCCCATAGATGATGAACTGTGGATGGAGTTCGACATTGAGGATTATCGCAGAATCCGTCCCTTGCTCCCTATCCCGTATTTGGTGGATTTGGGTGACATTCCACCTGTGATTATCTTAGATAAGGAACCTAAAATATGGCACACACGCGAGCCTTATGCCTTGGGTTTTACAAACTTCAGAGCCGCTTTGACGAAGACAAACTTGCTCCCGCTTGTGACAACATCAACCGCATTACGGGGTCGGTTACGCGAACTGGTGAGACTGCCTCGGGAGAGACCCCTCATCATGGTGTTGACGGATACAGAAACCTTACCCCTACATGGTAAGTATCTGAGACACATAACTCGTCCTTCAGAGATGACTCCCTTGCACGAGCTAAGCTTGTTGAAGTTTTGGTCGAAAAAAGTTTACGAGACAATTACCTTTGGGGACATTACCGATTTGGCCGAGGTGATTAGGCTCGAAGGTCCTGTTTACAGTGGGAAGGAGTACAAGTAATGAACCAAATAGATAGAAAATCCCTAACCAAAGGCGGTAAAACTTCACCTTTAAAAGGTAGAAGTATAAAAAAGATTCAGGCTGAAGCCTTTCAGAAGGCCAATTACTATCTGGACAGGACGACAGAAGTTGAAAAGGCTAACTTGTTTATGAGCCATGAGGAGGTTGAGGTTAATAGTAAGGTATTTATCGGGGTAACAGCAGCGGAGATTGCTACTTATCCCCTCGCTAAATTGGCCAAAGCCCTGCCTTTTTTGAGTGAAAAGACCACAAAGGAGCTGATTTTTTTGACAAAAACAGCTAAAAAACAGCAATTTTTGATGGAAAACACACCTTATGAGGACTTAAAGCACCTTTTAGCAGAGATTTTAGGGTTAAAACTGGTCGTGGATGGTGAAGACCTAACATTCGCGCCTAAGAAGGTTCAAGACAAAGCTTTGCAACAGCACCTTAAGAACTTGTGTCTGCTGTTCCCTAATGCTCAGACATTACTCAAAGACCTTGTACTGGCAAAGACGATTTTCGAGAAAACTTATCCGTTCGAGATAACCGATGAGATGATTAAAGAGAGCGTGTCAGGGATGCCGAGTGTCTTGAGATGGTTGACGAAGCAGGGGAAGATAGGAAGCGGTTGTTTCCCTGATTTAGATAACCCTGCGCTGCCTCCCTTGTTCATTCGAGCGCATACTAGCTCACGGCAAAACGATGACGTGAAAACGCTGTCGCTTATACCAAACTTAGCGTATGTAAAAACAGGAGAGGCCGTAAACCTAATAGCTTATCCTCTTACTAAGGCCATGCAAGGGTTATTGAAAGGTAAGGATGGGGAGAAGTTAAACTTTGATAGCTTACACATGAAGTGGGTGTACACAGGCAATTGGTCGGCTTGGGGGTACCATTCACGGACAGGGGTTTGGCTTAACCCAAGAGGGCGGCTTTCCTTTGATGGGAAGAAGTGGAATCCGAGTGCGGTTCTATTCGGAGCAACGTGGGTGAATCGGTGTGACCACTTAGACCATTTGGACTTGAATCCTTTTCATTGGCGGCGGAGGCATTATGACGAGCAGGGAGGGACGCGAGTTGGTTGACGCGAGTTGGTTGACGTGGGTTGGTTGACGTGAGTTGTAGATAAATACCTCGTGACATAGGCGGAGGATGAGGATTGTGAATAAATACCTCGTGACATAGGCGGAGCATGGGTCACGGGGTAGGGGGTACGAGTTACGGAAGACCTGTTTCGAGGGAGGTGATAATGTAACCTTCAAAATCGTAAAATTTTTATGAGGCGGTTTTTGGAACAGCACGGGGCGGGCTGGCTCTGTCCCTAGCATAATCGTATGCCCCTTGTCAACCCCCTAAATGTAACAAGATATATTATACACTTGTATATGTAACAGAATGTTTCTATCTTGTCACTGTAAAGATGTTACATTGCCTATATTGTTAGACAATCGAACAGTAACACGGCTTTAATATACAAGTGTATATTAACTGTTTGCTCAAAAAACGTACAAAAAACAGGTTATTTTT